AAGCACGGTTTCTTTGAGCTTAGCGTCTACAGTACGAGCAACTGCACCTGTGCCTGATTGAGTGAACGCTTGGACAGCAGTGAAGTTGTCGTCCAACTGAGACAAGGGGAGTGTTCCAGTAGCAGTATTGAATATATAAGGTACGGTCATGATTAACCTATTGTGTATTGTTTATTAATGACCAAAAGAAAGTTCGTGCCCATAGTACGACACTTTCTAAATTGTTCGTCCAACCTACCACTTGATTAGAGCTGTTAACCCAAGGCATCGGTACAGGTAGGTTTGAAGTATTATCTACAGGTGTCCAAATCATAAGGCTTTAAGAGGTATTTTAGCTTGACCTTCACGATACGCGTCACCGCGTTCTAGACCTTCGCATAGTCGTTTCAATTGAGAAATCGCCTCTTGAAACTTCTGCTCGTAATAGGTAACCAAGTCTTGATCGCCTTTCATATAGATGATCGCTTCGCGTAATGACCCATAGAGTAACACGGGATCATAGTTATCACTTACCCATGTGGTACCTGAAGCAGTAGTAGTAATTGACTCAGGATAGTAGTAATAGTGCAACTCGGTCGCATAGTTAGCACTGGGTGTAGGTGCAAGGATCAAGGACAACTCAGACAAGTTAGCAGACTGCGGACCAAAGATCGCGTAATACTTAGGCAAACCCGTTACCGTTGGATTAGGATACGCTTCTCGCAGGTAACTGACATCTTTGTTTAACAGATAACTATAGTCACCGGTCGTATTGATAACTGCGATCGAATACACAGACAGAAAGTCATCAGGACAAGACAGATACTTATTAGAAGTTGTTAGTACACCGGTTACGTTCTTACGGAGCACAGGTATCTGTACAGAATTGTAGATTTTCTGCTCTGTTTGAGTAATGAACAAATCAATATTATCGATAAACGAAGGCTCATCCGTTTCCGAAAAATCTTGAATTGCCTGTACAAGTGACGTGTAGTTCACGCCATCGGACCTCTTGCGATTCTGCCCTTAGTCGCACAACCATTACCACGTGTTACCACACCGGAGGTTTTAATCCCAGTTTCAGGATAACCTGAAGTGTTAGGCACAGGTACAGATTTAGGGTTTGAAGAGTCGATCGCTTCTTTGGTATTGCTTTGTTTAGCCATTGTTTTTGTCCTCATAATTATTCGATTAATAAACTTCCACCGTTCTCTTGCACCAAATACCCTGCAATCAAACCCATTTCAGTGATAGCAGGATCTTGCCATAACAAGGACGGACTAAGATGTACGCCCGTCTCAGGACTGTCTGGTCTTGGTTCTCTGACCGCTTGCGGATCGACAACTGGATACTGACCTAATCTTAATTGTGGATGACTCGGCTCCCAGCATCTTGAGCAAACTTTGATGTTCGTTACGTTATCTTTAAGTACGATCTTCCTCAGTTTACTGAGCTTAAACCACTCAGAACAACGATCGCACGCACTTAAGGTGTACTTGCCCGAGCTATATTTAACGGCCATCTACATCACCGGCAAAATCTGGGTATTTTAATACGTAGTGTTCTTTCCAATTTAAACCAAACTTTCGTTTACTATTGGATATCCTCCCAGCTTTTTTTCTATTTTCTACTTGCTCTGGGGTACACTTATAACCTTTATTATACGCTTTCCCTTTTCTAGCAGCTATAGCATTGTTTCTATATTCTTCTGTTGCCCATAATTCCTTTACTCTTGCTCCACGTAAAACACGTTCTTCTGGAGAAAAGCATAATCTTCCGTCACTTCGCATAAGAGTATTCTCTGTTGGGCAAAAAACGTCTATACATACTCGCTCATACATCAATAGATTTTCTTCAGAACATATTATTAAAGGCACTGCTGAAAATACTTTAGTACCATGTAAATCATAAGCGTCTTTAAGACGAACATATAAACTATTATCTGTGCGAGCATTTTTTAATTTACTAAAATGCTGACCTATTCGCTCACGCATATTTTTAGAACTTCCAATGTATGTTCTGCCAGAAACCATCTCTGTAAGAATGTATACCCCTGCGCAAGTAGGTATTGTTAAATGTGACAATGCGTTTTCTGTGTACTTATTAGCCATGTGATTTCTCCTATAAAAATTAGAGTATATCACATCAGTCACACAATTGTCAACCACACCAGTCACACATTTGATCATCACATATTACCTAAAGATCCTAGGTGTAGCATGGTACGAGGCCTTTTCCCGATCTTCTTGCGAAGCGATATCAAACGCTTCATCATACATTGCTTTAAGACCCATGCTACGAGCAGGATCAACACCTGGCAACTTTATCGATAAGTGAAACGCTAAACCTGCGATCAGCGCAGGTAAGAATCTAAACGGTATGTCTTGTGTATTAGATGCGTTACCGGCATCTTGGATACGTCTTAAGCGCCAATAGACGAACGTATAACTATCGTTATTAGGGACAGGCCACACGTTGATCTGTGGTATTTGCGCTTGTCTGTTTATCCACACTTGCACAGGGCGAGCCTGTACGTTTTTAGCAGGTATAGTAGAATAAGTAGAACTAGATATACGAGATAAGTTAATATCGATTTGACTAGTGCCAGTGCCAGTTCGTACCACTTGGTCAAGTAGATCGATTGTGTCGGATGGTAAATCATACGTGCCAGTACCAGTAATTAAAGGGATAGAACCTTGCTGTATGGTCCAGAGGTTAATTCCAAAATTACTCCATTCCATCAGTAGCAAATTGAGCGAACGTCTAGCTATTTTGAAATCGTAACCGCTACGAGGCTCTAAAGCTCCGCATCGAGAAAATGCGTCATCGATGATATCATCAAGATCCAAATTGAACGTAGCGGTATTCGTTGTTGTCATTTCTTAGCCTGTTTAAACTTAGTGGCTGGAGGAAAGCTTTTGGCAACCCCTCCTTTTTTATACAAGTCTACACTATTCGGATTGTCCTTGCGAACAATCTTCTTGGGTAATTTAGATGGGTTCATGTCGCCCATACCACGTGAAGCTCTCATAGCGAGTCCTATTTAAACTGGTGTTATGGTGCTTGAGTTATCAACAGCAGTCCAAACTGAAGTTGCGGTTATTCCGCCAGATCTAAATAGTTTGTTTACCGTTGTATTCCAGATTAATTTTCCAGATATTTTATCAACCGTATTAACAGCATTTGTTTGATCGGACAAGGCTGTTGTATTTGTAGAACTTGCAAACATATCTGTTGTGGCAAATCTTCGCCATGAAGAACTTTTTCTTGTATAAATATAACCTTGATAAGTATCTTGCCAAATAGTTGCGTCAGCCATGTTTGGACCGTAGGCTAATGGGTGCCAAGGGGCTCTAACATTACCAACAACAATATCATTTCCCCCACCATAAATTACAGGCTCTGTTGCTGTTGCGGGATCTAAAGAACAGTTTGTATAAGTGATATCAACGTAAATTTTTGAATAAGATCCCGTACCTGTGATTGGGTTAACACGAATCGCGTGTGTGCCTCCATCCAAGTGACATTTGTTTAAATAAATATCATGATGATTGTAATTTTGAGAATTATTTGAAACTTCAAATAACCATGCAAGTACCGCTCGACCTTGTAAGTAACAATTATTTAAATAAATATATTCACAAGGAAGATCCCATCCGGGGTAAGTTCCACCGGGTTGTTCATATATTCTTGCTTGAAAATAAATATCTGTAAAAGCGGTATTTGTAAAATAAATATGATCAGAGGCTAAAAGCTCTATAGCATAACCGCACGAATAATTTATATTATTTACTTTTTTTACTGAGCAATTTGAAATATGAACATTTGAGGCTACTGCAATTTGAAAGCCTGCATAGTTTCCAGCACCATGCCCTGTTGGAAACGAACCATAGGTTTCGTTTATATCTTCAACTGTACAACTATCAAAATAAATATTTTCATGTTTTTCCCCTGTCACACCTGTTGCTCCAAGCACTTTAAAACCACAGCCGCCATGCCATTCTGAAGCCGCTGGATTGTTTATAAGTATTGATGAGCCAGAGGCAATGGCTTTGCAGTTTTCAAACCATACATCTTTTATTGTTAAAGCACCACCCAACCTATACGCATGCTCACCTGCATTACTTACTGACCAACCATTAAATTTTAGATTAGAGCAAGACCCAGAAGCTATTGTAGACTCAATAAGTAGTCCGTTTTCTCCCGGTGAACCATAAGATGTTGATGCGGTGTACTGACAAACCACATTATTAAAAGTGCTATTTGAGGTGTCTCTCAAATAGATAGCGGTTCTATAATATTCAACTAAGGCTTTGTTTATGGTCATTAGTTCAACATTCTTAATAAACATTGCGGCACTGAAATACTTACAATAAAAACTATCGATCGTTATATTTCTTAGCTTTGTTCCAGACGGAATGCTTTCAATTTCAAGAGCATAGTTTGTACTATTATAAACACCTTGCGCTAATGCAGTTACGGACAAATAATCAATACTAACATTACCACCTTTAATCAATACACCTTTATCTCCACCGGATCCACCTGGCGTGACAATAACTAACTCGTCTATATTTACATTGCTGTTAATAATAAAACTCTGAGATGTGGATGCAGCTATTCTGCTAAATGTAGACCCATTTGCAAAAATAGTTGTGTTTGTAAGGATTGTTAACTGAGAGTATTTATAAGTCAAACTGTTTTCAAATAATAATACTTTTCCTGAAGAGGCGTTCAACGCATTTTGTATAGCCGCAGTATCATCCGTAACCCCATCACCCACTGCACCAAAGTCTTTAACGGACACGGTTTCTTTTAACTTAGCGTCTACAGTACGAGCAACTGCACCTGTGCCGGTTTGTATAGTACCTACGGTAGTAGCACCTGATGTAGAAGCTAAGGTGGATATGTTAGCTTTAGGGGCTAATCCTGCGGCTAACTCAGTGTCAGTAACAAAACCTAATCCACCTATTAACTCGTCAGGCGTGATCTTTTCAGTCGTACCATTATGGACAATAGGGATATAGTCTGACGCAGGGGTTACACCTGTCGAGCTTGGTAATCCAGAGATCTTTACATCAGACATATATGTTTCCTATTTATACGTACTTACATTTGGTTTTGCCCTTAGAGGCAATACCGTCACCGCGACCACAGGTTAAACCACCTTTAGCCATACATTTAGTCTTGCCACCTTTCTTCATCTTTTGCATATCTTCAGGACGCATTGTATCGTTAGCTTCGTCAGACACTCTTGGTTTGAAGGTAGACTTCGCTACGGGTTTAGCTTTAGGTGCAGTGCGTGGTTGGTTGACCATCTTTCTTTGTAGGTCAGCGTTAGCCATTTCATCTTTGTTAGAGTTTCTCATATTAGATCACCTTACACTTGGTTTTACCTTTAGAAGCGATACCATCGCCACGCCCGGTCAATCCACCTTTAGCGTAACATTTGGTAGAGCCACCGGCTTTCATTTTCTTTTCAGACTGTTCGCCTTTAGCGTATTGCATCGGGCTGATCTTTCCAGACTTGATTGCTTTCGCTTCTTTCAATTCTTCTTTAACAGACTCTTTACCTTTGAATAACTTCTTTAGATCGGGTTTACTTTTCATCTCGCCACCTGTTTTAAATTTTTTGCCTTTATCGGCAGATACAAATTCTTTACCTAC